TGCTAAAACTTAATTTGCCTAACTCTTGTATAGAATAATCTATGCTTGGAGTTTCTACATCAAAAAACCCTTCTTCTTCTAATTCGCTATCTGATAATTTGTCAAAACCATTTACATAATGTTTTTTACCATCATAATTTGAAGGTAACTTGCCATATATTTTTATCTCATCTTTTAATTGTATTGCTTTCATATCTTAATTATTATGGTGTTGTATCTTCTTGGAATGTATTAATAGTATAATGCAATAAAGCTTGATTATCTGTGTCGTCAATACAAGTTATTGTAATTACATTTGTAGCAGACTGGTCTAATTCTGTGCTTCCTATTCTTCTTATTGTTGAAGTAGTGAAGTCATCAGCTAAAGTAATAGCTGCACTACTTAAAGTGCCTGACAAAACAATGTCAATTACTTGCCCTAGTTTCATATTCTGTATTGTTAAAGTAGCTGTAGCTACATTCCCAGTAAGTAAAAATGTAGTAGCAGTTGAAGCGTCTATATTTTGATTGCCTGTAGATGTACTTGTAGCTTTTGCTGTATATCTTGCTTCTAACATTGAATGCTCAACAGCATCATTTGCAATAGTTACTGCACCTGCATTAGTCATTGTTACATCACCACTTAAAGCTGCAGCAGTAAAACCTGTACCATCTCCAATTAATATTTGTTGGTCTGTTACTGCTTTTGCACTTAATGTACCACTAGAGTTTGCATCTCTAACCATAACTGTATTTGCAGCTTGGTCTGCAATTTGTCCTAATGATACACCAAAAGTTGTTCCTGATATATCTTGTGTATCGGAACTGTAGGTGATTCCGTAAATTTCAGCAAACATCTTTCTTACATTTATAAATGCTGTTCTTAATCCATCACCTGTTGAATCGTTTGCTGTAGTTCCTACATTTAAATTTTGGCTAGCCATTTTTTATCTAATTTTTTTTTAATTCATATCTATTGTTACTTGTGTACCACTTACATCAATTGTAAAATCTGTTCTATCTAACGAAACAGGATTACATATCGGATAGACTGCTCCCCATCCCTCTGATCTATTATTATCTCCAAACCAAGATTCGCAATATATTTCTCCAAAACTCATAATACCCAATCTATATTATAGGATTCATGAAGTGGAGAAACATCAGCATTTGAATTACTAAACCATTCAGGAAAATTACTGGCTGCATTAAAAGCCATGTAATCTAAAAATCTTTGTGTGTAACTCTCTGCCCTATCTCTTGCAACTTGTATAAGAGATTTTAACTCTGATTCTGAAACATCTGTTGATGCTTCTGAAGTATGTTTAAATACTCCTTTATTTGATACAGTTACATGAGCTGTTTTTAAAAATTCATGAACTGTTAAATGCACTAAAATAGGCTTTACATAATCTTCTAACAATGCTTTATACGTTGCAGGAAATGTTGTGCCACTATTTATAAGTGCTGTTATATCAGTAGAAAATTTATTATATAAATCTGTACCAATAATTTCTTTTAAATATTGTGTTTGAGCTAGATGCATAGCAGGGATAATCTTGTCACTATCAATTGATCCTGATAGAATTGTTGATTTTCTTACTACATCATCTTTGCTACAAAATAATACATCTGCCATTATCTCGGTGTTTTAAATTTTTTTGGTTTTAAAAATCCTCTATTTACCATATCTCTTGGTCTTAATGAAACTTCTTTTTCATTTACTATTGGTTTTAATCCCTCTTTTTTTGCTTTATTTACTGATATTTCTGCATTTGGATTTTTTACATCAGGGTTTATATTTTTTGCCATATATGTTTTACGCATCCAAAAATGTCCACATGATCCTCCACCTTTATATTTCCAAATAGAGTATGTATTTGCACCATTTGCACCCCATCCCTCATTAACTACTTTCTTTTCCATAGCTTCAATATCTTCTTTTCGATATAATTTATTTGCAGTTATCATTTTTCTACAAAACTCTCGACTATTTGCTCCAATTTTTTGTGGTGCATATTGATAACGTACTCTAAATTTTGAATCTCCAATAGTTTTATCTTGTTCACTTTTTGAATTTGGTCTTGCAACTCCAGTTGATACTATTGCTAGACTTAGCATTTTGTCTAAAACTTCTTCTTGTTCATAATCAACTGGTCTTTCATCTACTAATTCCCATTTTTCAAAACTTTCTTCTTCTCCTAATTCTATTAAATCCTCAACATGACTTTCTAAATTTGGTAAATGTTGATTTAAAGCTAGTTTTTCTCCTGTTTCTTCTTCTCTTTTTTCTTTTGTTACAATATTATCTGTTTTTACAAATTCTATCGGTGTTAAAGTTTCAAAAAATAAATCTAATGCTATATTATTTACTGCTAAAATGTCATCAATAGCATCTAATATTAATTCCTGATAAGGTTTTATTACAACATTTTCAAAAAGATTATGTGCATTTTCAATTTCTTCTGCATTTGATCCAAGCGAGTTTCCTGTATCTCTTATTCCTACTAACAAAGGAGAAGTTATTCTGTTAGCTAGTAATAATTTCCTAGAGCATTCCTCTGCAATATAGGAGTAAACATCTGCTGCATCTGAAACCGATATATCTTCAATCGTTGTTTTGTTTTCAGGGCTGTCAGAAAAAGAAACTATTGTTTTTTCTCCTTTTGCTCCTGTTAATTTATTTAATATCTCATTTTTTATTAAATGTTGTTTTTCTACTGTAGGAACTCCATTTGAAAAGTTTACTAATTTTGTTCCAGAAAAAGAATTTTGTACCTCGTTTACTAAATATTCTGAAATTTCACATTCTAATTTACTGTAATTTAGAGCATTACCCCAATCAGGTGGTGAATAATAATGCATGGATGGAATAGACTTTCTAATTATATAAATTTCATTTGGTGCACCGGATCCAAATACAGGGATTCTAGTAAGCTCCTCAAAATCTTTATAATCTTTCCATTTTGGATGATAATAATAGGCATTTATTTTTCCTTTATTATCTGATTTTTCTGCTCTTAAAGTTTCTCTGTTAAAGTGCATTACACTTTCTATTCTTTTCTTTTTATATGTTATTTGAAATGCAGCCTCTCCGAGCAATTTTAAATCCATTGCTATTTTTTGTAAGCATTTCTTTTTAAACAAAGATTTCATTTGAGCAAATTCATCAGGTTTTTGTGATCCATTATGAGCATTTAAACCTTTGCCATAAATCTGATTTGTAATTCCCTGAATTATTGATCCTGTTGTTGCTGAATTTAAAAAAGCATCAATTAATTCATCATAATAATTATTATCATCTCCATATGCAACCCATTCTTCGTTTGGGTTTTCACTTATATCAGGTGTCTGATATGCTGATAAATTTAATATGTGAAAGTCGCTATTATTCATAAATCAAAAAGTCGTTATTCTCCGTTGTGTTCGTAGTGTACTTGCCTGAATTAATAGAATAATCAGCGACTGTCTGGTTTGTACCCAAGATTTTATCTCTGTACAAGACCTTATTTGTTGCTGTATTAGTAATTTCAAGTAAATAATCTTGATCTTTTGCAGAATCTAAATTAAGATTTGCAGTATGTGTATAATAATAATCAACAGCAGAAAAAGTTGTTGCAGTTTGATTATATACAATAGTGTTTTGTTGTTCGTTTGTCACTTTTATTCTAAATATTGCCGAGCCAGTAGGTGTATAAGAACTCGGAATGAAACTTATTACATGACTAGATTGTGTTCTGTCAAGTACTATCATTTTATCACATAAATTGCTGTTGATGTTTTTACCCTACCTATTTTCTCTAAAACTTCAAAAGCCTTTTCTTTTAGTTCTTTGATTACTTCTGATTTAGAAACTTTATTCCATTCATCAGAATTGTAATTTTTTTTAAATATTTGTTTATTATCTTTTGCCATAATTAAAATTTATGAGTTTTGAAAGGGGCAGAATAAAGCTACCCCCAAACAAAACACAATTTTTTAGCTATTTGTACCAACTGTAATTGTTTCAGTTACATTTGATAATCCTGCTGTTGGATTAGTTGCTGTACCACCACTTATAAACATTGGTGGCTCAACTTCTTCACTTGTAAACTCAAGTGTGTAGCCAGATAAGTCAGCCATAGCTCCACCAGTAGCAATTGTAGCAGATGTCAATTCGTTTCCATGAACTCTTCCAAGTAAAAAGAAATTAGAATTTCTATCTTCAACAATTATATGAGGTCTGCCATAAGCAATTAGCTTAGTTTCAACTGACATTTCCTTAGTTAATTTTGGTAAAACCAAAGTCAAAACTGTAGAAAAATAATTTGTGCCAGTATCTCTAGAGTTAGTTGCTGTTGTAACCATAGTATTTCCAGAGTTCTTTAAATCATATTGAAATAAAGTTGCTGTACCATTACCATTTGTAATCTGATCGTTTGAATCTATAACAAACGAATGCAAATCTCCAAAATTGGACATCCAAGCTCTTACAATTCCACCAACTACATCTTTACAATTAGTTGCATAGCCTTTTGTTAAATTACATGCCATTGTTTAAAATTTTATAGTTAGCATTTCAGCTATCAATTATTATGCATATAAAACTACTTCACCACCAATTCCAAGTGCAACTCCTGCTGATCCTCTTAAAATTACTCTTGCATTTTGACTTCCATCAATTGAACTCATATCTAAAACTGAAGCTTGTCCAACCTCTGAATATAAAGATGAGCCAAATATTAAATTGCTTGTTGTTCCTGCTATCATTTTTGTTGATGTCATGCCTGGGCAATGTAGTACTTTTATACCATCATAAAAAATCTCTTGTTGTCCTGCATACCAAGTTTGACCTTTGTTATCAATACCTGTTGTAGTGTTTGAAGATCCTGCAGCTCCAAATCCACCTAATGCTCTTATGTATTTTTGATAGATTGCAGTTGATGCATATATATATAAATCCTCTTTGCCATAAACAGCAGTTGGTATTGCATCAACAACTTTTCCTATTTCTGTAGTTACATTTGCTGCAGTTACAGTTGTAGCTGATACATCAACTACATCAGAATTTGCTCCTGCTAATGTTTCAAATCCATCAAAAGGGATGTTTGTTGAAGAAGTTGTATTACTCCAAATTGCAGTTTCTAATGCTGCAGCAGTTTTAGCTACTACATGCTCTAAAATAAAATCTCCAAATGTTTTTGGAAGTCCTGATTTAATACCTTGCATTTGTAAACTTTCCCAAGATGATCTGAAATTTTTTACGCAAACTTCTAAATTGACTTGAAACTCTTTTGGCTCTAAAATAACTTCCGTTGTAGAAAGTTCTCCTGATGCATCAAAATCACAAGTGCCTGGTTTAATTAAATTTGCATCTGAAGTAATTAATTGTAATACTTCTTTGAATTGTATATTGTCTTTTATATCAATTGCACCTGATGCAAGTGATTTGCCAGTAAGTAGTGCAGCTCTTAAATAAGGTGAACTAGCTTTCCCAGCATATGTTGTTGTAATATTATGGATTGTTGCCATTTTTTATATATTTTATTATTATTATGCTAATGTTATTGAACTTCCTGCACTACCCATTCCAAATAAAAGCCAGTTAGTGCCATCACAATGTAATTCTACAAAGTCACCAACTTTTTCTGCTCCATTTGCAAAAGTAATAGTTGTTTCGTTTTCTCCTAATATAGATGCTCCGTTTACTACTACGGTGCCCTGTATTTTACTTGCTCCTCCTGTGATAGTCCAATCAGTTGAGCTAAATGCAGCTGCAACAATAAATTTAAATGATACTCCTGCTCTAACTGCAGGTAAAGTAACTGCTACACCACCTGATGCATTCAGAAAAAATACTTTTCCTGTATCATTATATTTTAATGTTTTAATTGCACTAATTGTTTCTGTTTTGTCAAATATTCTTTTGACATCATTTGATACATTAATTGTTGTACTCATTTTTTAACTATTTATTATTTTTCTTATTAATTC